GAGCAAGGTGATGAAGTTATGAGAAAGTTTTTTAACTATGTTATAAAAAAAGGATAATAAAATGACAAGATTAAATGATTATTTAACTGAAACCCGTTCTATTTCCGTAACAGAAAAGGATGCTAGAGATTTTATACATAAAAGTTGTTCTCAAGCATTAAAAGGCACACCAATATATCGTGGTCATAGACTTTATAAGGATGATTATTTTACAATAAACCCAAAATCATTTAGTGAAAGAGAAAGCCCATATGCTGATTTCAATTACTATAATCTATTGTTAAGTAATTTGCCATCATGGTCTAAGTATCCGAAAAGAAACAAGTCTGTAATATGTACAACTGAAAGTGACGCGGCTTTAAGACGTGGTAATGGCAACGGATATATAGTTTTACCCATAAATGGTTCTAAGATCGGTGTTTGTAGTGCGGCGGATATATGGGACTCTTTTGAAAATTTAAATACTGCTAATATGAACAGATTTAATAAAACATTACAAAGACTGTTTGACATATTGAAAGAAAATGATTATGGTACATTACCAGTGAATTTAGATACAGATTACAGTTCTTTTACAAATTTTTGTGAAATTGTAGATATAGCAAAGGGTGACACATATGCATTTGATGATATTTTAGCTGATATACTGTATGAAGATGATGATCTTGATGAAGATGATGTAAAATGGTTAATGGAATTTAAAAATAGTAAATTAAAGTTTTTATCTTATATTGATAGTATATTATCACCCCATAAGAATGGTTTTAAATTGATCACAGCAGGCAGCGAGTTTGCTGAACTCACCGAATATCTTGAAGTATGGACAGATAGTAAATGTATATTAGTAAAAGTTACTAGTGTCATCGGAAAAGAACTTTTAAGAACATCTTTTACATAGTTTTAAAGAATACAGAATGTCCCTCATTAAATGAAACTTCTTCTATTATAAATTTTTCGGTACGATAATATTGTAACCTTCTACCACCATGATCTTCAAGGAATTTAACATTATCAACAATATCATATATAATAGCAAAATCTTTTGTTTCGTGTTTTCTTAATGAACGTCCAATTGATTGTAATGTTCTTATCTTACTTTTAAATGGCGAAGCAAATAAAATGTATTTTAGTGTAGGTACATTAACACCCACTTGAAAGATTTGGTAAGTGGCTATTAATATTATATTATTTCTTTTACCTAATTCCATCCTCCAGTATTCTCTGTCCTCTACCTTTGTATCACCATATATAAATACAACCTCTTTATTTGGTATATTTTTTTCAAAATAATCTTTCAAAACCTGTCCTTCCTTTTCAACAAGGCCAACAAGAACAAGTATATTTCCATTAACATTTTCTACAATACTTTTTAACATATTAATTCTTGTTTCGTTATTAAATATCTTTTCTTTTATATCTATATACTCACCGGTATATTTTTCTGGTTCGTTATAATTCATACTTATATATTGTATCTTACAAGGTGATATATAACCTAATTCAGCAAGATCAGCTGCACAATATGTTCGTAGAATAGGTCCTAAGTATGATTTTACATTCCATAAATTTAATTTAGTTATTGGCATAGTACCTGTAAAGCCAAGTCTATACTTAGCATTTTCACATTTACTTAAAACCGTCCTAACAACTAAAGCAGAACTCATATGTACTTCATCACATATTACACAATCAAATTCTGATAATATATTATAGTTATTTTTAAGTGTTTGCCAGGTAGATATAACAATTTCTTTGTCAAATTGTTTCATCTTTGAATAAACCCTGCCAATTATCTCACTATCAATACCATATTCTATCATATCACTATAAAATTGTTGAACAAGTGATATTGTTGGTACTATAATTAAAGTCTTATGAATTATGTTATTTTCCATAAGCGATTTTAAAATATATGTTATTATTAAACTTTTACCAGATGCTGTGCAACTAACTATAATACCATTTCTGTATTTTAAGGCTGTTTCAACACAGTCAATCTGATATGGTCTTGGTAATATTTCTAAGTCATATTCTGGCTCTATATTAGTACCAATAAAAAGTTCTCTTACATCATCATCAATAAAAAGTTCTACACTATTATATTTTATCTTATGAAATTTTATAACATCAAGTAATAGACCATAAGGTAATGATTTTGTTTGCATATCCAAAAGACTTATTTTACCATCCCACCCACCAGCTTTATATCGTGGCATAAATCTAAATCCTTCGACGTAATCAGTGAAATATTCTTTTAAATCAGATATATATGCATTATCAGTTGTTTGTATTTGTATTCTAAGATCGCCTAAATATGATATTTTAACCACGATTTTATTTCCTTTTTATAAACCAGATGACATAGATTTAATATATGTTTGCATTGTCCATTGCATTTTTTCTAATGCTTTACGTAACCCATCATAGAAATTAACCTTCCACATCTGCTTTCGCACCATTTCATTCATTTTTAGTATTTGTGGGTCTTTGGGTAGATAATATTTTTCTATTTCACCTTGTTTTAGAGCCTCAGGCATATTATTTTTATAAAAAATATACCTATTACAAATTAAAGTATCCTTAAACTCCACAATTTTATCATAATCATTTTTCTCTTTATGATACAGTTCTGTGAAGTGCCATATCTGTGATGCGTTATTTTCAAGTTTTTCTTGAATATTAAGTTCACTAAACTTTAAAAGATTTTCTATATCCCATCTTTCACTTAACTCTTTAATAACATTATCATATTCAGAACTATTTTCCATTCAACCCTCCTATAGATAACATAAAAAATATTATAACATATAGAAACACAGATGTAAATTAATTAATTTACACTCTGCGATATTTATGGTATTATAATAAAAATAACAAATATTACACTTTTACGGGGGATCAAAATGAATTGTGATGTTGTGTATCGTAGGGATAATAAATGGTTAATAGGAAAAATAACCAATGATAAACTAAGAAAAAAGAAAGAAATTAAAAAGTTATCTGATGTTACAAATACAGATGAATATCTAACATTAAAGCAATGGTTGAAATCAGAAAAAAGTAAAGTAGATGCTGACGATATTTTAAAGAGATTTAAAATAGAAAGGTTGTATATAAAAGCAACAGGGCCAGATAAAGAAATGGTATTTGATGATGAACATACAAAAATGTCAATAAAAGAAATAGAAAAGGAATGGTGGGAACATTTAAATGAACTATGTATTAAATGTTCAAAAAAATGTAAACAATCATCAAGAGTTGAACTAATTAAGTGTGATAGAGTGCCTCTGTAGAAATTAAATATCTTGACTTTTATCTAATTATATGTTATAGTTATTAAAGAAATGGGGGTTTAATGGAATCAAATTTATTAGAAAAATTAATCATAAAGGCTTGTACTACAGACAAGTCCTTTATAGCATCAATATCAACATCCTTTAAAAAGGAATATTTTGATAATACAACAGCATCTGAAATATATGACTACGTTCTTAAAAATTTTAATGAGTATGGTACTATTGCACCAACAATAGCTATAATAGCTGAAATAGACCATAACGGTAAAGATGATGCTAAATGCTATTTTGATGAAATAAATGCTATTGAGTTTGATGTGGCAAAACAGTACAATTTTTTGTTCAACAGTACCAATAATTACCTAAAAGAAAAAGCAATAAAAAAAGCAATATTGGAATCAGTAACTATAATCAATGATAGACCAGATGAATTAACAAATATAAGACATTTCATAGAAGATGCTCTTTCAAAGGATTTAAATATAGATTTAGGAACAGACTATTTTGGAACCTTAAAAGAACGTCTTATTCGTATTTTAACTACGGAAACACCACGTATTCCTACATATTTTCCAAGTTTAGATGAATATCTTGCCGGTGGCTTTCCACCATATACATTTTCAGTAATGTTGGCTCGTATTCATGGACATAAAAGTTCATTTCTTGCCAACATGGCATCAAGACAAGTTCTACATGGTAAGAATGTAATACTTGCCTCTTTAGAAATGTCAGAAGATGCTTTTGCACAACGATTTGATGCTTTATATTCATTGTATGATATCAATGCAATATATAGAAATACATCAATAAAAGTAAAGTTATCAAAAAAACTTGATGAGATAAAGAATACACCAGGCAGAGGCAATTTATGGATAAAGGCATTTCCAACTGGTAAGGCAAGTGTTGATGATTTTAGACGGTATATACGTGAACTTACTATACGTGGATTTAACCCTGATATTTTTATATGCGATTATATGAACCTTATGAAACCAGCTTATAAAAATAAGGGTGATATGTATATGGATGTAAAGACAATATCAGAAGAATTAAGAGCAATGTCATTTGAGTTTAAGATACCTGTAGTATCTGTTAGCCAGTTAAATAGAGAAGGAATGAACATACCATTTGAACAGGTTGATTTTACCTATATATCTGAAAGTATTGGAACAATGGCAAGTGCAGATATGGCATTGATATTTGGAGCCAATGAATCACAAGCGATCTATGAATCTGAATTATTTTACAAAATAGTTAAAAACAGGTTGGGTGGCCGTGTCGGTGAAATAAATAAATTTTATTATGACCAGAGAAGTCTTAA